ACAAATTATCCATGCCGCCGCTGAATATGCGAGAGAATGGGCGCATCTTAATCTTAATGGACGCAAAGGCGCTAATGCTAGATCCGAAAGAAAGAACAAGATCGTTTCTGAACCAAAACCAGCCCGAAAGACAGCTAAGATCGGAGAAGATGAGGATTTGGAGAAGACTCCAAGCCAAGTCATTGAAGAGATGAGGAAGTCAAGAGGGCTACCCGCACTTTAATTTAGGAGAAAGTCATGGCAGGACAAGTATGGTCCGTCAACACCTCCGGTGGGTATATGTATGCACTTAATCTCAGCCGTGAGTTGAGAATGTCGGTTCAGCCCGTTGTCAAATTTCGACAGTTTTGCGACATTAAAGATGCCGCACATCAGGGCTTACACCGGGGTGATACATTCCATTGGAACGTGTTTAGTGATGTTGCCACTCAAGGCACAACACTAGTTGAAACCAATACTATCCCAGAGACATCATTCACGATTTCTCAGGGTACGATGACGATCACTGAAGCAGGTAACTCTGTCCCATGGACGGGGAAACTTGATGACTTAAGCGAACAACCTGTTCGTGAGATCGTTAGAAAAGTTCTTAAGAACGATGCCAAGAAGGCATTTGACACATTAGCCGCCGCTCAGTTTAACGCCGCCAAACTACGTGTAGTACCTACTGCTGGTACTAGTACGACTGCTTTAACGCTGACAACGAATGGCACGGCTACTTTAACTAACGATGTTGCTTTTCAGAAAGAGCATGTTAAGTTAATTGTCGATACCATGAAAGAGCGTAATATCCCAGCTTATACTGGTGATGATTATTACTCTCTTGCGTGGCCTTCAACGTATCGAACTCTCAAAGATGATCTGGAAGGAATCCATCAGTATGTAGATCAGGGTTTCCAAATGATTATGAATGGTGAGATCGGTAGGTACGAGGGTGTTCGTTTCGTAGAGCAAACACACATTGCTAAAGGCACTGGTATGGGTACTGCTGGTCAGGCTTGGACTAATGGAGACTCTGATTGGGCTATATTCTTTGGCGAGGATACTGTTGCAGAAGCTATCGCTGTTCCAGAAGAAATTCGTGGGAAAATTCCCGGAGATTTCGGAAGGGATCGTGGTATCGCATGGTACTACCTCGGTGGCTTTGGTATCACTCACACTCAAGCGGCTCAGACACGTATCGTGATCTGGGACAGCGCGGCTTAAGGAGATATTATTATGAGTTATAGTGATCCTCGTGAATATATCTATCAGGATACGGTAGAAACCGATTTTGGTGCTGGCACTGGTACTGCTTGGAGTTTTAAAGGCCCAAGTGGTAAGCAGGGTAGCTTGAAAAACATTGGTTTGCATGTAACTGAAACCTTTGCTGGTGACCAGACGACTGGTAAAGTTTTGATTGGAACAAGTTCTGATCCTAACTATTATGGTCAGTTGGAAATCACCGATGCTACTGCCGCTACCGATACTTTTAACGACCAAGACGACTCTAATTGCGTAATTATCGAGGCACTTCCAGCAGACACACAGATCGAAGTAACTTATGTTCAGTGTGTTGACTCTGGAACTGCGGCTGGTAAAGGTTATGCATATGCAGAAGTCGAATGGTACTAGGAGAAAATTATGGCTACTAAAAAACATTCAGCACAGGGAAAAATTCCTGAGAATGGTTTGTCTAGTTTGGAGCATGTGGCTTCCGAAACCCCCGCATCATTGGGGATGGATAGTCACGGGCCAAATCAGGTGCCAATGGGTATAAAGAAAGAGAAGGTTTCAACGCCTGAAGGTTCTTTTACTTTCCGGTAACATCATTGTGGTTAACAGAATTGGGGGCGCAAGCCCCCTTTTCTTTAGGAGAAAATAATGGCTAAGAAGCAAGGCTATAAAGCAAGACAGGATGAATCATTAGGCGCTCGTAAAGGCGCAAGAAGCAAACTCAAAAGGAATGTTTCTGCGGCAGGTCGGCGCAAAATGGCATCTGGTCCTCGTAAAGCGGCTGGTGGTAAGAAGTACGGCCTTAAGAAGTGAGGATATAATTATGTTAGTAATGGGCAGTGGTAAATTTCAAAGAGATACGTTCGAGAAGAAAGCAAAGCCAGAAAATAAACCACGTGAAAGTGGGTACACTTTGATGACTGGGCCGGACGAATATTTTAACGAGAATAATCAAAAACAGAACAATGCCAATATAGGCAACAGACCTGAATGGGTTGGATGGTCTTTAGAATAAAAAGGAGTTTTTGTGGACATTGATTGGGATAAGCCTTATGGCGTTATCTATGGTAATCATGATGGTCGATATGAGCAAGGCGGTATTTATTTCGATATTCATGGGAGGGAGGTGTACGCACCTCAAAAAAATATTGAATGGGCAAAAGAGCAAAAAGGCTTGGGCGGAAGGAATCTTTTAATGAGTTATGCAAAGGAGTTTAATATTCCTATTGATAACAACGAAAAGATAAATTCCGTAAGGGAAAAAGTGATAGCACATATGTCATGAAGAAAATATATGTGCCTATTAAAAAAGTAGAAGAATATACACCAGAAGATTTTGGCGGAATACGGCAAGTCAAAACTGTATGTATTGTTAGGTATGGTGCTTTTGGCGATATAATCCAAGCGTCCTCTTTGTTTCCTCGGTTTAAAGAACTAGGGTATAAGGTTTGTGTAAATGTAACTGAAACAGGTCATGACCTTCTTTTGCATAACCCACATGTGGATCAATTGATTGTTCAAAATGACAATCAAATAAGTAACTTTGAACTGGGTGAGTATTGGGAGGCCATGGGAAAATGTTTCCATAAATTTGTTCAGCTTTCTGAATCTATAGAGGGAACCCTTCTTCTTAATCCTAAAAGAGTTATGGAAGTACAGGGAAAATCATATGTTATAGAGGGGAACGAAAATTACGATTCGTCTAAAGAAAAAATACATGACATATGCAATAAAAACTATTTAGAGGAAACTCACAGGTTAGCAGAAATAGATTTCAAACATGCTCCTGAATATTTTCCTTCTAAAGAGGAAAGGAAATGGGCCAAAAAAGAAAGGAAGAAAATAAAAAACCGTAAGGTTGTTTTGTTTGCTCTTTCTGGTTCATCTGTTCATAAGGTCTATCCATGGACAGATAATGTAATAGCGAGTCTTCTATTAAAAAGAAAGGATGTTTCAATAGTTACTGTTGGAGATGATCTTTGCCAACTCTTAGAGGTTGGGTGGGAAGATGAGAAAAGAGTTATTACAAAATCGGGTAAATGGTCTATTAATAAAACTCTTGCCTTTTTGCCCTACTGTGATGTTATTGTAGGGCCAGAGACTGGTGTGCTAAATGCCGCGAGTGGGATGAACAACCATAAATGTGTATTCCTTTCTCACTCTTCTATAGAAAATTTAACCAAGCATTGGAAGAATACTACTTCAATGGAGCCAGAAAACTGTAGTTGTTTTCCTTGCCATAAAATGCATTTTGGTTTCTCGACTTGTAATAGGGATAGGGAAACTGGTGGCGCTTTATGTGCGGCTAATATTCATCATGAACGAGTAGTTAAGGACATACTAGGAAATCTTAAATGAGTACATACATAGAACTTTGTCAAGATATGGCTAGGGAGGTAGGAATACCCGGCACAGGTCCGTCTTCTGTTACACCAACAGCAGAAGACGAAGCAGACGTAGTTCGTTATATTAGAGATGCTAATACAGATATATGTAGTATGTGGTTTAACTGGGACTTTTTGTGGGGAGAGCATTCCACCACAACAACTTCTGGAACCTCTACCATATCTTCTCCAAGTGATTTGGCTCAGTGGAATATAGATTCCGTTGTTTATGATCCAACTGCTGACAACTGGCAACCACTTACATATGTGGGGTGGAGAGAATATAGGGAAGATTACAAGTACGGGACTATAGATACTGGGACTCCTGAATTCTTTTCTGTAAAACCAAATAATGTGATTGATATGTATCCTACTCCTGATACAACTGGTAAAACAGTTACTATAGAGTATTGGAAAACTCCTACCGCATTAAGTGCTTCTGATGATGATCCAGTAATACCAGCAAGATTCCAAAGAATAATTATTTGTAGAGGTAAGATGTATTACTCTGAGCAAAATGATGCACCTGAAGTATTATCTTCTGCGGTTGCAGAGTTTAATGATATTCTGGGTAAACTAGAAGCAGATCAATTACCCGCGCAAAGAGATAGGAGATTTTCTGTTGTCCAGAATCTTGAGAACTATACGGTGGTTCCTGAATGAGATATGCGACGAGTATTCCAAGGTCAACAACATCTACTAAATATTTTCCTTTTTCAGGAGGATTGAATATTGTTGATCCAGTTCTTTCTTTAGAACCGGGTGAATGTATAGCGGCTAAAAACTTTGAAGTAGATATAAGGGGCAGGTATAGAAGGCTAGACGGATATGAAAGAGATGATGGGACAGGGCTTCCATCTGCGATTACCTACTATAGGATTCCGTATACTATAGGATCAGCCAAAGATTCTGTTTTTGATAGTGCGTATGGAATTTCTTTTGATCTCCAAATTCCTCGCGTAGGTGATATGGTCAAAGGAGAAACAAGTGGGGCCATAGGGCAGATTTTGGTTGTAACTGTGGAGGAAATAGTTACCGCCGCTGGTGCGTTTATAGATAATGATGCAGAAGGATACATCTATTTTACAGTTACAAGCGGGACGCTTCAGGAAGGAGAGACAATATATTTTCTAAATAAAGATAGCGCCTTTGGAAGCGCATATAACGTGGAGTATGGATAATGGGTACACCAACAGCATTAAGACAAACTAGGGCATATCTGACTGGTACTAGCTTTGCCAATAATACAACTGGCGCAATTACAGCGCAGATGATCAGGCAATTCACAGAATCAGGGATGGGTGGATACGCTTGCATTAATAATGCGGCAGGAGATGGAACTCCAGCAACTCAAGCTGTAGCAAATGCAACTACGGTAACTATAGATTGGTCTTTAGGATCATCTGGGTCGGATGTTGCACAAGATACTGGGACGGTATCTTCAACAACTGTGGGAACAGACGCTGACTATGCCAGTGATCAAATAAGAATATACGACAAAGGATTTTTCGCGGTAAATTGTTGCTTGTCAATAAAACAATCAGCAACTGCTAATATTATCTGGACCGCTATGATATCTACTGATAATACTGGAGGCTCTACAACCGATGCTCCAGCGTTAAAATCAAGTCAGTATATAACTAATGCTAATGATTCTGCTAATTTTAATATGTGCGGAGTAATTGACACTACTGGTCATACAACTTATACAGATGTGTACGCTAGACTTAAACACGATAATGGAAGCAGTCAAAACATGCTTCTATGGTATGGTCAGTTAATGGTATATAGGATAGGGTAATGGGGCTTTATGCCACTTGCTTATCAAATGGCCCTCCTGTATTAAGGGATGCTACTGTAGATTCAACCTTAGTTACTGAACTACAAGAGCGAATAGAGGAGAAGAGGGAGACTATTACTGTTGTTCCCGGAGAGGGAAATGTTCTGGGTGTATGGGGATACAGTGGAGATATATATGCCTTTAGAAATGATTCAGGCGGTGCTACTGCTAGTATGTACAAATCTACTACTGCTGGATGGAGCCAAGTAGATTTAGGAACTGCATTAAATTTCAATGCAACCACAACCAATGGAGAGATGGTGGTGGGTGCGGCTTTAACTGGCGCAGGTGGTGCTACAGGAACTATAGCTGGAGTTTCTTACTTTGGAAACTGGGATACTGGCGCAGAAGGAACGGTTGTTCTAACTGGAATAACTGGTACGTTTGTCAATGGAGAGGCTTTAAGTAGTCCAACACTATCATTTGATGGTGGGATTGTAGAGATATTTGAGAACGATACCATCACCGGAGCCACTTCAGGTGAGACTGCAAAGGTTAAAAAGGTTCAAATTGCATCAGGTGCTTGGTCTACTGATGATGCGGCAGGAGTATTGTCTATTATAGATAATACAGGAACATGGACTGATGGAGAGGAGATTCTTGTTATCGGGTCTAAGAGAGCAGTCATTGATGGGTCTGGTCAGCCATCGTCAAAGACAATAGCAAATGCTTATGGAACTCAGTATGCTCAAACTCTGCAACCTAGTGGGGTCTATGATTTTGTAAACTTCAACTTTCAGGGAACTGACGGCACTGAAAAGATGTACGGGGCCAATAATGTAGATAATGCATTTGAGTATGACGGTACTACTTTTATAAAAATACGCACAGGGATGGACAATGATACGCCTAAATACATAGAGGTATTTAAAAATCATCTCTTCCTTACTTTTCCAAAGGGTTCACTTCAGAACTCAAGTATTCAACTTCCAACAATTTTCAGTACAACTGCTGGAGCGGCAGAGATAGTTGTTGGGGATGAGATTACAGGATTATCTATAGAGTCCAAAGATGCTATGGGGGTATTTGGAAGAAACAATATATATGTTCTTTATGGTACATCGTCTGCTGATTGGAACCTGACTACCTTTTATCATGGGTCTGGAGCGGTGGATGGGACTGTACAAAAGATGCATACCACTATATTCCTAGATGATAGAGGCATTACATCTGTTGGTGCTACCTTAAATTATGGTGACTTTAAACAAAATGTAGTATCTCAAAAGGTTGATCCTCTTGTTCAGAAGTATAAAGATAATA